CTAGACGACGAAATGTCGGAAGATAAGAAGTAACAGTTTATAAAGTATTACTACATAGGACCGTAGTAGTTACGGGCGCTTACTGCCCTTAAACAGTCACCGCTACGAGTGTTTAAAAAGTGCAGTTAAATTATTGTTACTAAATATAGTAATGGATGATATATTTGAAAGTACGGTTAAATTCTTGAATAATAATTTAGATATATCTAAATTGCCAAGTAGCAATGTCAAAAATATTGAACTTGATGACCTGACTGTAATTCATTGCTCCCATCAATATATGTTCAATCAATATGAATCTGATTTTAATGAATCGAATGGTACGGTTGTGCTATTATTTTGTGACCATTATTGGTATGGTGATTTATCGTTTAGTGGGAGTGGGGATAGATACACGAAGGTAAGCGAATCATTAGTGAATATTATCAATATTTCTAAAAAATTCCATGATAAGCGTGTGATATTGGTAAATGAAAATTTCTTCACAAGTGATGAGATGAAACTATATGGAAAAATACCAAATAATTTGGAAATGTTAACATCACCAATGACGATGTATGATTCTTTCATATGTAGTTATTATGATAATCCCGTTATTGATGTGGGTCATAAGACATTTAGTGAAGGTTACCATGTAATGTGTTTGAATAATAATCCACGACCACATCGTGTGGGTGTAGTTTTATATCTAATGTATATGAATTTATTTGATAACATCCATGTATCATTTGTATCCAAAGAACGGTGGGAATCCAATGTAGAGTATACAAACGAAACGATATTGTCATTTATCTATCCTCGCCATAATGAGTTGCGACATAAGTTGCGAGATTTATCATTGGAACATAAATTTAAAAGTACCTCAGAATATGTTTATGATGATGATGAAGATAAACATAGTAGTAATATGGATAATTTTTTTAAAAATCTGTTACCTAAGTACCAAAACGTTGCAATAGAAATAATCACAGAATCTACCTCTTTGGAATATTCGGCACATTTAACCGAGAAGTTCGTCCATTGTGTGTTGGGTAAATGTTTCCCGATAATTATTGGCACGGTTGGCAACGTTGACCTATATAGAAAACTTGGATATGATATGTTTGATGACATAATAGACCATAGTTATGATTCTGAGGAAAATCCATTCTATAGAATGAAAATGGCTATTGATTTAAATATACACATATTGACCAATAAAGAAATGGCTATATCAATGTACCATGAGAACGAACATAGATTGGATAAAAATATTAGTAATTATTACAAAGGGTATGATATGGTGTTGAATGACGTTGTTGGTGGATTATATTATATGCTGAATGGATATTCTTCTTAATGGCATATCAAGCAGACGACAGTGCATTAGTTAAGAAACCGCACGTTAAAACACCCTTTACAGACGAGCAGTTAGTAGATTTTGCGAAAACTGCTGACCGTTATACAGGTGCGTACTTTTTTATGGGTAATTTCTTTTGGATACAACATCCAGTTAAAGGAAAACTCCTGTACCAAGCATTTCCGTATCAACACGCCCTGCTCCAAGTTTATCACGAAAACCGTTTTAGTATTAATATGCTATCTCGACAAACAGGTAAAACAACTACTGCGGCAGGTTACTTGCTTTGGTACGCAATGTTTGTTCCTGACAGTACTATACTTGTAGCGGCACATAAGTACGATGGAGCACAAGAGATTATGCAACGTATACGCTATGCATATGAGAACTGTCCTGACCATGTACGTGCTGGTGTAACAAGTTATAATAAAGGTTCTATTGAGTTTGATAACGGTAGTCGCATACAGGCACAAACTACAACAGAAACAACTGGACGTGGTTTATCTATCTCGTTATTGTACGTGGATGAGTTCGCGTACGTAAGACCTACTATTGCAACTGAGTTCTGGACATCAATATCACCTACGTTAAGTACAGGTGGTCGAGCAATTATAACAAGCACCCCCAACAGTGACGAAGACCAATTTGCACTAATTTGGAAAGGTGCAAATAAGCGCGAAGATGAGTACGGCAATGAAACTGAGTTAGGTGTTAATGGATTTAAAGCGTTTAAAGCAATATGGAAAGAACATCCTGAGCGTGATGAGAAGTGGGCAGATGAAGAACGTGGTCGCATTGGAGATGAAAGATTCCGTCGAGAACATTTGTGCGAATTTATCATCAATGATGAGACATTAATTAACGCTACTAAGTTATTTGATTTAGAAGGCGTAGAGCCATTGTTTAAGCACGGACAAGTACGTTGGTACAAGAAACCAGAACCTGGAAAAATGTACTGTATTGCACTTGACCCTAGTTTAGGCACAGGTGGAGACCCTGCCGCTATTCAGGTATTTGAAGCAGGTAGCATTACACAAGTAGCAGAGTGGAGACATAATAAGTCAACTATTCCACAGCAAATACGCATAATGCACGAAATCATTACGTACATTAACGATGAAATAGATGACCCACAGAGTATTTACTACACGTTAGAGAACAATACAATCGGCGAAGCCTCGTTGATAAGTTTAGAAGAGTTTGGTGAAGAGCAGTTTCCAGGCATGATGTTAAGTGAAACCAAGAAAGCAGGAGTTGGAAGACGTTTCAGAAAAGGATTCACAACAACAAACAAGAGTAAGTTAACTGCGTGTGCTAAGATGAAAACACTAATCGAAACAGGCAAACTTACTGTAAACAGTTCTGCATTAGTATCAGAACTTAAAGGATTTGTAGCACATGGCACTAGTTACGCCGCTAAACCAGGTGGAACCGATGACTTAGTAATGTCGACGGTGTTGATTATTAGAATGTTACAAACACTGCAAAACTACCACCCTGAGTTAAGTAATAATATAAAAGACTACAACGACTCAGTGATAGAACCTATGCCATTTATACTTTTTTAAATAAATACATAAAACATCACACTATACTATTATGCAAGAAAACCCATCACAAAAACTATTCAATTTATTATTAAGCAAAGACTTTGATGTCAAAACACTTGATTCTAATGGTAAATCTATCACTGATATAACAGATGCAGACATTTTCAGTTTCGATTTTGTTAGTAACACTATAAATTACGGTACTGTTGTCATATTGTTGGATGATGAAAAGAATTTTGAGATTTTCTTTGGTGATAATATCGGGCGTGGGTTGGAACGGGATGCCAAAAATACATGGTACGACTTATTGTACCAATTACGTATGTTCGCTAAGCGTAATATGATGAGTTTCTCACTTAAGAACATTAATAAGTTAAAACATACGATGCAAGGTCTTTCAACCATTAAAGAAGGGTTATACGAGGGATGGAATGGAACCAGTAAGTCTAGTTACAATCCACAAAATAACAAAACCAAATTAATCATCCGACATAGTAAAAAAATTGCTGAGGGAGACCAACGCTTTCGTAATATTAATTCAATATTCATCGAAAATGGAGATGGTGAGCGGTTTAAGTTACCATTTAAGAGTATTGCTGGCGCAAGAGCAATGGCAAGACATGTTTCGGAAGGTAATACCCCATATGATGTATTTGGTATTCACATTACAGAGACAATCAATAACATAAACACGTTGGGAAGTTTCCTGCGTGTCAAAACAATCAATGAAAGTGAAGCATCGACTAAGATTGTTGAAGCGTGTAAGCATAATAATAAAAAGTTAAAAAAGAACATCAAATTAATGAGTGGTATTCGTGGTTACAAGAAATATACTGAATCTTGGTCACCATCAGTTATTAATGAAGAAAGTGAACAAATAATCGAGAAAGTGCGTAATTTATTAATTCCAGAAGGAGCATCAGATGATAGGGTCAATGACGTATTACCTGTACTTGCTAATCTAATTTCAGAATACCGTGCACATAAAACAGAAATAAGTGAATCATCAAATGTGGAGAACAGTACCATGAGAGAATTAGCAATGTTTGAAAGTTGGGCAAATAATATTACAGAAGGAACGTGGGCGATACCTGATTCTCCCGAAGCATTGGATAGATTGAAAGAAATATTAAGTAAAGAACTTCCAGTTGGGGTCGATGCTACTAATGCAACCGAAGTTCTTTATGACATTATTGGCGATGATTCCTTGTTTGATAATCTCGGTGATTTAGCAAGAGATGACCCAGAAGCAGATGCCAGATTCGCTATTGTCAATTGGATGAAGGATTATGGATTGGTATCCAATGAGATGGATAATGACATGAAATCTATTATAATTGATATCGAGGATGGCGAAGACCACCAAGCAGAAGTACAAGGAATTCAAAACGCATCTGATTTAATTTAACCGAAAGAACGATTTAGGTTATTTACATAGATATGTTATTTTTTTTAACATATAATAACGACTGATTTAAAAATACGAAAGTACAAAAAATCATAAATAAACCGCTTATGTTAGATAAGCGTATTCTAATATTCGAGAAGGGTATTAGTTTTTTAGTTAAATGAAAAGGTTATTATATAGGAGAAAGAAAAATGTCTTTAGCAGATATCCGTGCTCGTCTAGTAGCACAAGACAACAAATCATCAAATACCAATAAAGGTGGATTAGTTTACCCACATTGGAATATTGCCGAAGGTTCAACAGCAATTGTACGATTTTTACCAGATGGTAATTCAGAAAATCCATTCTTTTGGGCAGAGCGTGCAATGATTAAATTGCCATTTGCTGGAATTAAAGGTGGTAGTAGTAATAATGAAACAACAGTTCAAGTACCATGTATGGACATGTATGAAGGTAATGTGCCTTGTCCAATATTAGCAGAAGTATCACCGTGGTTTAAAGATGCATCAATGGAAGATATGGCTCGTAAATATTGGAAGAAACGCACGTACGTATTTCAAGGGTTTGTGCATCAAGACCCTATGAATGAGGACAATGCACCAGAAAACCCAATTCGTAAGTTTATGATTAGTCCATCTATCTTTAGTATTATCAAGGCAAGTCTTATGGACCCCGAGATGGAAGAATTACCGACTGATTATACTAAGGGATTGGATTTCCGTATTGTCAAGATACAAAAGGGACAATATGCTAATTATGGTACAAGTACGTGGTCAAGGAAAGAAACTGCATTAACAGAAGATGAATCCAAATCAATTGAAACGTTCGGATTGAATGATTTAAAGGGATTTTTACCGCCGAAACCTGATGCAAACACATTGAAGATTATTCATGAAATGTTTGAAGCAAGTGTGGATGGTCAACAGTACGACGTTGAAAAATGGGGTAACTATTACCGTCCATGGGGTGTTGATAAGCCTGAAGGTTCAGTAAATGTAGTGACTCCTGTAGCAGATGTATCTACTGTAGGTGACTCTCCGTTTGAAACTCCATCGGGAGCAACAGAAGTTATTACTGAACCTGCTGTTACTGCACCTGCGTCTAACGACAAGGCTGCTGACATTCTTGCACAAATCAGAGCAAGACAGAACGCGTAAACGGTGTGCTGAATTTCGTAATAGTGAGGTTTACGCATGGCGCTGGCGGGAAATTCATAAGTTCTGTACTGCAGACTAGTGATGATATAAGTCATTGGTCTGCAACAGTACAACAATCAAAAAAAACACCAGAATTCGAGGAATTAGTAAGGGAGTACACTAAAAGAAGTTTCCCTATTAATCCGAAGTACCACATGTTAAGCGAACCTATCGCACCGTATAATACGGACTTATATAGTAGTAGTTATCCACGTGGCAATGAAGTTACTCTGCATGAGTTTCTTACACACGCAAGGGAGGTAAATGACACATCCCTTCTGTCACTTATTGACAGTAAACAAAAATGCAATCTTATCTTTAATAAACCCAATGTCCCACGTTTTGCAGAAGGTGCCGATGTAGTAACTGTACTTGTTGATGATAAGGACCAGGAATGGCTACGCCAAACGCTTTGGAATAAGCATTTTTATGTGGATGATGAGAATGGAAGTATTTATTATATACAAGATACCCCGAACTTGTGTAGTTTCAAAAGTTTGCCCATGATATTAAAGTTTAAGAACAAATACAAATTTAATATCGCAGAGAAAGATGAATTATATGAAAAGTATATCATTAATAATCATACTAATGAATGGTATAAAAATTACAAAAACTTCGAGGAGTTTGATCGGAAAATGAAATTGAATAATTATTTCATTAATTTGTCTGACTTATTTGATACAAAGCGTTTTGTTAATTGCATGTCCGAAATATTTGAACACTACGGCATTAGTGGGTTTAATCCATTACTGGTATCACAAATGCACGTTATCTGGTGGTCTAGACAAATATGATAATTACCGCGCCTTATACATTGGATGCAACTATTCCATCTGAGGTTACATTTACTGATCACTTGGAAGGGTTTAGCAAAAACAATACTAGCAGGGTGTTGAGTGAGGCTAATGACTATAATAAAAACATTCTCGTGACTTACCATCAGATTTTATCAAACGATATATTAAGTAAGGTGCCCATGTTGGATATACGTTTTTCTAGTGTATTACAGGATGAATTAAATTTGTGTCATTTTCATCCGTACAGGGTGCATCCAAAGGTGTCGTTCAAGAACCTGTTATGCAGTTTTAATGGGTCAGGGCATGTTAGTAGACAGTTGTTAACCTCTGCATTGCGTAAGTTTGGGTTATTCAATGATAACTATTCTACTAAAAACTTTAAATACACCAAAGAACACATAGATGGACACTTATCTAACCTAGACTTGTCCAAGGTACAGCAACAGTTGTATATGAAGTTTTTAACAGACGACACTACGTTTTTAAATAACGTGTATTCACATGGTCATGTGCAGTACAACCACCCAACAAACATCTATAATTTGGAAGGTGAACTAACGGGGAGTTTTATTCATGTTGTTAGCGAAACAATGGCCACAAGTTATTATCCATTCATAACAGAGAAGTTTTTGTATAGTGTGGTCACACGTGGGTTATTTTTAACATACGGACAACCAAAATGGCATGAACACATAACGTCTTATTATGGATTTAAACGTTATGATAAGATATTCGATTATTCATTTGATGATATTCTAAATCCAGTGGAAAGATTAGTTAAGTTACTGGAAACAGTCCGTAAATTCGATGCATTATCCACTGCTGATTGGCATGATTTATATTTAATGGAGTATGACACGATAGAGTATAACTACGACCACTATTTTAGTAAACGATACATGGAGCATTTAAAGAAATATGAAAACTAATAATTGCATCATAATGCACTTTCCTGCGTATGCTGGTGGTAAATTTATATCTAATTGCTTAGCATTGAGCAAGAATTGTATGATTATGGATAAAGACTCCGTTGGTTATTTAACAGAGCATTCATTGGATTATGAGTATCGTTTGCAAAAGATAATAAGTATATTGCCAAATAAAAATCAGAATATGAAAAATTGGGTAGCATTATATGAGTTTGGGGATAGTGCTATGTACGGACATTCGTTTGCAGAGTGGCAGCAAGGAAATGATGGTGAACCAAACGACGAAACGATGTTCTTAGCCAATAGTAGTTTTAGGTTTACTATGACTGCGCATTCATTGGGTAGTGTTGATGCTATGTTAAAATTTTGGAAAGACGCAACTGTTATATCTTTGGTTAATTACAGAAAGTTCCAAAGTATAGCATGGAAAAAGAAAGGAACTAGGAATATTAAAATGCAAATGAATGTGTAGAAAAGTATAATATACTTAAAGGGATTAGTTGGCCAAGTTGGGAAGAATTCGAGAAGGTTGGTTATAACGTTACTAATATGGATAAACGATATTCGCCAAATATATTATCTGAAATAGAACAATATTATCCTAGTGTATCGAATTATGCATTTGATGTAGATTCGTGTATATTTGATAAGAATAAACTACTAAGCAACATAAGACAATTGTACCAATATCTAAAATTTGATGATTATAACGATGAATTAGTTAGCACGTATTGGGAAAAGTATATTGCATTACATATATAACATAACAAGGAGAAAATAATGGGAAAACCATTTGACGTAAGTAAATTTAGAAAAAGTATAACAAAATCAATTGATGGATTATCAATCGGATTTCATGACCCAACTGATTGGATTTCAACAGGTAATTACGCATTGAATTATCTTATATCGGGTGACTTTAATAAGGGTGTTCCACTAGGTAAAGTAACTGTATTTGCAGGTGAGTCTGGTGCAGGTAAGTCGTACTTTGCATCAGGGAATATCATTAAGAATGCACAAGAACAAGATATTTTTGTTGTGCTAATTGACTCAGAGAATGCACTAGATGAATCATGGTTACAAGCACTTGGTGTTGATACAGACCCTGCTAAATTATTAAAACTTAGTTTATGTATGATTGATGATGTTGCTAAGACTATTAGTACGTTCATGATTGACTACAAAGCAATGGCAGAAGAAGATAGACCGAAGGTACTATTTGTAATTGATTCGTTGGGTATGTTATTAACACCAACTGATGTTAAACAGTTTGAAGCAGGTGACATGAAAGGTGACTTAGGACGTAAGCCCAAAGCGTTGACATCATTGGTACGTAACACAGTTAACATGATTGGTGCCTACAACGTTGGTATTATTGCTACCAATCACACTTATGCATCGCAGGATATGTTTGACCCAGATGATAAGATTAGTGGCGGACAAGGCTTTATTTACGCTTCATCTATTGTAGTTGCTATGCGTAAACTTAAACTAAAAGAAGATGCAGATGGCAACAAAGTGACCGATGTTAAAGGTATTAGAGCGGCGTGTAAGGTAATGAAAACACGTTATGCTAAGCCATTCGAAGCAGTACAAGTTAAAATTCCATACGAAACAGGAATGAACCCGTACAGTGGATTGACAGACTTAGCAGAGAAACAAGGTTTACTTACCAAGCAAGGTAACCGTTTAAAGTATCTACCTAAAGGTGCAGAAGAAGGTGAAGAAATTCTTATGTTCCGAAAAGCATGGGAAAAGAATACGGATGGTGCATTAGACACATTGATGGCAGACATCAGTGCGGAAGATGAGGCAATCTATGATGATATCGATGCTAAACCAACAACTGAAAACATCGAAGCAATGGAAGTTGAAAAAGATTTATCAGAGGAGTTAGAAAGTGAGTCTTGAATTACAATTAGAAATATGGGAAGTACTACAAGAACATATCGTTGACATCAAAGATGCTGCAGATGATTTTGTGGCATTATTGATTGAGAATGGAATTGATGGTGAAAAAATTGCCGACATAACAACGAATGATGATATCAAAAAGGCATTA